TAAGCTGATGTCAAAATTCATGCAGCTTGCATCCGGTGCAATTGTTGGCGGGCTGCAGAAGATCTCCGGTGGTATCTTTGCCATTCATAAATCAGCGAATAAGAGTACACTGTCTCTTAAGAATTTGCTGAAATACGCCTTCGGAATCCGTTCCCTGTTTGCACTGTTCAACAAGCTGAGAGGAGCTATTGGAGAGGGCATACAGAACCTTGCCAAGTATGACCTGGCAACCCAGACTGGGGATGTGAATACCTGTCTGTCAGAACTGCAGTCGGCGCTTACCCAGCTGAAAAACAGCTTTTCCACAGCTTTTGCGCCGATCCTTACCGTGGTGTCACCAATCCTGGTGAATTTTATCAATCTTATATCTCAGGCAGTAACGCGCGTGGGAATGCTGATTGCAGCGCTTACCGGACAGAAGACTTTTGTCAAGGCAATTGCAGTTCAGGAGAATTATGCAGCCAGTCTGGATAAGACGGCAAACAGTGCCAAGAAAGCTGCCAAAGCATTACAGGGATATCTCAGTCCGATTGATGAGATTAACCGGTATGATGACGGCAGCAGCTCTGATTCTGGAAGCGGATCCGGAGGAGGTTATTCCGGTCCGTCCGCAGGTGATATGTTTGAAGAGGTTCCGATCGAAAGCTCCCTGAAAGGGATTGCAGATAAGATCAAGGAACTGATCCAGAACGAAGACTGGGAAGGCCTTGGCGCATATATTGCGGATGGTATCAATAAAGGTCTGCAGAAGATTTATAACGTCATCAATTGGGATAACGTAGGTCCTAAGGTCACCAAGTTCATTACCGCGTTTACCACAACTTTCAACAGCCTGGTCGATCACATCAACTGGGATCTGATGGGGCGGACTCTTGGTGCAGGTGTTAACACATTAGTTAATTCTTTAAATCTTCTGATTGGAAATGGCGGTATTGATTTTAATAAAATTGGTTCCAGCATTGCAAAAGGTCTTCGTGGAGCTATCCGGGAAATTAACTGGACATCTCTTGGTGAATTGCTTGGAAACAAGTTCATGATTTCATGGAGAATGTTATCCGGATTTGTGAATGAAATGTCCAGAAAGAATGACGCTGGCATAACCGGCTGGACAGAGCTTGGAAAAGCCGTTGGAAAGGCTATGACAGGAACATTCAGCAGGATCAGTTTTACGGATATTGCAAAAGCTCTGGTGGGTGTGATCAACGGAGCATTTGAAACCTTAGCTGGTTTTGACAATGAATTTGACTGGAAGAGCTTCCAGGAGAATTTGAAATCTGGCATTCAGACCATGGTTAATGACATTGACTGGAAGGGAAACGGAAAAGCCTTTGGGGATTTCCTTTCCCATCTGTGCGATTGTATCACAGCTGCTATCGATAATGGTACCTTCCAGAAACTGGGAGAAGGAATTGGCGAGTTTCTTGCAGAACTGCCCTGGGGAAAATTGCTTAAGACTGCAGCAAGCGCACTAATAGACGGACTTGGCGGAGCTTTGGATGGTCTCTGGAGAAGCAGTCTGGCAGGAAAGATAACGGCAGGACTTATTGTTGCCTTTGGTGCTGTGAAAGTGGCACAGATAACCGGTCTTGATCATCTGGCAGCTTACTTGATCGGACGCCTGGCAACTAAGCTTATAAGCGCTGAGAATACAGCGGCGCTCACAGATGGCGTGGAGACGGTACTGGGAAACGCTTTGAAAGGTGCAACCGGGGCTGCATCAGATTTTGCAGCTGCTCTTGGTCCATTGGTTGGAACTGCAGGTTTGATCATAGCCGTGGGAGGTGCAGCAACTGTTGCAACTTCTGAACTGGCAGGATTTGTGGAAACCATGCAGGGCGGTAATGGCATTGGCAGTACATTTGGCAATACAATGAATAATTTTATTCAGACCTTGCAGCACAGGGGAGACATTATTTCTGGATCTGCAGAGGAAATCTGGCAGTTGAAAGAAAGTCTGGAACAGGAAGGCATGACAGCCGAGGACAAGGCAAGTGCTACTCAGAAGCTGATTGACAAATTTGGAGAGATGGGCGTCACATCCGATCAGGCAGAGCAGGCATTTTCCTTGTTGTATCAGCAGGGACTGATCACAGATGACATGCTTGATATTTTGTCAGAATCGATTAAGACTCTGGATAATAACACAACCAATATGGCAGGCTCCATTGAGTTTGGAAATGAGAAGATTGAAGAAGGCAGCCAGCTTTATAACGATATGAAAGTAGCTATCGGAAACATAACAAATCAGCTCCATCTTGGCGTTGATGCACAAGGGTCTCTGAATAATGCACTTGATAATACCACGGATGCGGGTGGCACGGCGCAGGAAGCATATAAAGCAATTATGGATACAGCAGAGCAGCTTGGAATTAACACGGAATCTGTCGCCAAAATATTTGCGGAGAGATTTCCAGATGCTGTCCGCGAGACCGAATCCAGCACGAAGACTTCTATGGATAACACCAAAAAATCTGTTGAAACTGGAATGAGTGCAGCTTCTGCAGCAATAGGCAATGCCATGTCTGGAATTAAGACGGATACAGAAAAGGCAATGTCAGAGACTGAGCGTTCTGTATCGGACCATACAGGGAATATCAGCACAGCAACGGTAACAAACTGGGGAAATTCAGCAGAAGAAGTAGATAAGAATCTCGATCAGATGAAGCAACACGCAAATTTAAAACTGGGAGAAATGCACAAAACGGTAGAAAGCCATTTTTCAAGTCAGTACAATACCATGACAAAAAAATGGGAACGTGCGCGAGATCGTATTGAACAGATTATTTCTGAAATGATCCGCAACATGAATATAAGCCTTGAAGGACTTGCGGGAAATATGGAACCAGTTGGAACAAGAATAGGAAATAATCTGTTATCTGGGATTTCAAGCGGAATCAGAGGAATAACAGATACCCTGAATGATGTTATTAGAAAAGTAAACACCACGGTCGGCAATATCAACAACACCATAGGTAATATTGAGAGAGGTTTTACCTTCTCCTACAATGTACAGCTGCCAAATGGCGGTCGTAGATGGGGCAATTACAGCTTAAATTTGCCAAGGGTAAACACAGTACCATACCTGGCAACAGGAGCCGTGATCCCGCCAAGAAGCGAGTTCCTGGCAGTACTGGGGGACCAGAAGAACGGCAGGAACCTGGAAGCTCCGGAAAGCCTGATCCGGCAGATCGTAAGGGAAGAAACTGGTGGTAAGCAGGGAAACAATACCTACAATGTTTCCGTGTCTGCTTCCGGAAGAAATCTCCTGGATATTGTACTGGAAGAAGGAGAACTGAGAAGAAACCGGAACGGAGGAAGAAATCCGTTTAAGCTTGATGATTAGGAGGTGCTTGGATGGCAGAAGAATGTTTTAAAATTGATGGAGTCGCAATTGCAGCTCCTGAAACTTATAAACCGGTGTTTTCCACAACAAGCACCAAAAGCACAAAGCGTGATCAGTCGCTGACCATGCATAATTCTGTTATGGGTACAATTAGCGGATATGACCTTGTGTGGGGAGAACTTACCTGGGAAGAAATCGCAGCAATCTTGAATGTTCTCATTGATAAGAAGAGCTTCACATTCCATCACAAAGATCCCAGGATTCCGGGAAAATGGATTGACGCTGAATTTTATTGTTCCAATTACAACATGGATGCGCAGACCCTGGAAAAGAACAATGAAAAATGGACAGGCCTGTCAATCAACATAAGGAGGAAAAAGAAATTATGATCAATGTATCTGATCAGCTCCTGAAAGAGTCAAAAGAAAACCAGGATTATTATGTAACGGCAAATGTTACTCTTGCAGATGGGACAAACCTTCCGCTTAAAAAAGAAGACTTTTACCTGGATGGAAACGGAATCGTGGATTCAGCAGACAGCAGCAGTTTCCCTGTAGGTGTGGCAATTGAAAAGACAGCTACAATATCCCTGGTAAATGATGAGGGACAGTTTTCGGGATACAGTTTTAACAGGGCGGTATTTGCAATATACATGAATCTGGAATTATCAGATGGGAAAGTGGAGACCTTCAAAAGAGGGTCTTTTATTGTGTGCAAAAAGCCTGCTGTTGATGAGGAAATAAACCTTACACTGCTGGATTACATGAGTAAAACGGACAAAAGTTATGAAACCAACCTTACTTTTCCCTGTACTGCCGGGGAAGTCCTTCGTGACTGCTGTCAGGCATGTGGGATTTCTCTGGGAGATGCAGCGTTTACAAATGATGATTTCCGCGTCATGCAGAAGCCGACCAGTACGACATACAGGGCTGTGATCGGAATGGTGGCTGCTCTTGCTGGTGGTAATGCGCGGATTGATGAGAATGATCTTCTGAGGATTGTTACCTACCAGACAGCACCTAAGGCAGTGGAGCTTGTGGAAACACCCTGGCTAGATACCAAGGGAAACAGTATCTGTGATACGGAAGGAAATCAGATCATCATGACCAGGGAGGATGCGACTATTGGTCTGGATCTTTCCGAGGGCATTGATGACGTGCAGACGGATACTGATATTATCACAGTTACCGGAGTGAAATATACAGAAGACAAACAGGATTATGTATACGGAACCGAAGGGTATATGATCAATCTGAAAGAAAACCAGCTGCTTGCTAGAAACGCCGAGGACGGTGTGAACCGTATCGGACGGATTCTGGTTGGTTTCCAGATCCTTCCGTTTTCTTTAAGTAGTGTACCAATCGGATACGCAACTTTTGGTGATGCAGTCCAGTTCGAAGATTACCGTGGAAATGTGTACCGGTCCTATGCAACTGACATTGAATTTCTGTTCGCGGATTCTACCAATTTTTCTTGCAAAGCAAAGAGCGTGGAATCCCAGGAATCAGAGTACCCCGATGAAAACAAAGTCCTAGTAGAGCAGGTAAAAGAGGATGCCCGTCAGAGGATGACTGCCTACGATATCAAACTAAAGCAGATGAACGAACTGGCAGCCAATACCCTTGGCTTTTATTATACGGATGAAGAACAGGACGACGGCTCCGTGATTTCCTACCGTCATGATAAGCCTACTCTGGAAGAATCGCAGGTTATTTACAAAAATGGGATTGACGGATTTTTCCTTTCTACAGATGGAGGGGAGACCTGGAAAGCCGGTTTTGACTCCAATGGGGATGCAGTATTTAATATCCTGTATGCCATTGGTATTCAGGCAGAATGGATCAACACAAGAGGTCTGAAAGCCCAGGACAATGACGGAAACACCACTTTTGAAGTAAATGCAGATACCGGGGAGGTATCAATCAACAGCAATCGTTTTTACCTAGGAGATACTTCTTTAGCTGACAAGCTTAAGGGAATGGATAACAACATAGCTGCAGCTAAAAATATGACTCTGCAACTGAGTAATGAGTACCAGGCAATTTCCGTTGACTCAGATGGCAATTACAGTACATTTCCATCTGGGATTACTACAAAACCGACAGTAATGTATGGTTCAAAAGATATTACGGCAGATTGTACTTATATGGTTACAAAGTCAGAAGGTGTCACTGGTGTCTGGAACAATGCATCCAAGACATTCACCGTAACCGGACTGACAGTAGATAACGGATGGGTTGAAATCCAGGCAGTATATCTGCAAGTGCTGGCTGTGACAAAAAGATTTGTCCTGACGAAACTGTATGCCGGTCCCCAAGGAAATAAGGGACTGGACGGTCTCCAGGGGCCAAAAGGAGATCAAGGCATACCGGGACCACAAGGAGAAAAGGGGGAAACCGGTCCACAAGGTCCAAAAGGAGAACAGGGAATTGCTGGGGCACCAGGAACAGATGGGCGGACTCCGTATCTGCATATCAAATACGCTCCTGTCAAAAATCCTACATCTTCGCAACTTACTAAAACCCCAGATGTGTATATTGGTACATATACGGACTTTGAAATAAATGATAGTACGGATCCAAAAAGGTACACATGGGCGCAATTTAAAGGAGATCAAGGTGTACAGGGTCCAAAAGGTGAAAGTGGAAAACCATCTTATACATGGATGAAATATGCCTCAATGCCAAACGGCGAAGATATGTCGGATAATCCAGATACCGTTCCATGGATTGATACAGATGGGAATACAATATGTGATACTGTAGGAAATCCAATCTATCTAGAGCCAGAATATGTTGCGTATATCGGAATTGCAAATAATAAGGAAACGCCAACGGAAAGTGATGATCCGGCTGATTATACATGGACCCGATACAAAGGCGCTGATGGGGAAAACGGTTCTGATGGCAAGGATGGAGCAGACGGAAAAGATGGAAAAACAAGTTATACACACATTGCCTATGCGAATTCTGCGGATGGAAAAACAGATTTCTCTGTGTCGGACAGTAATCGTGAGTATATCGGTATGTATGCGGATTTTACCGAGCAAGATAGTACTAATCCAGATGATTACGCGTGGACACTTGTAAAAGGCGCGAATGGCGCACAAGGTATCCCTGGAAAAGCAGGTGTGGACGGAAAGACGCCATATTTCCACATAGCTTATGCGAATAGTGCTGACGGAAAAACTGGCTTTGATGTAGTTGTCAGTGCCGGAAAGCAGTATATTGGCCAATATACTGATTACGACACGCCGGATGATTCCATCGACCCGACAAAATATAGATGGACAAAGATAAAGGGTGAACAGGGAGAAAAAGGAGAACAGGGTGTACCTGGCAGGACATATTTTATCGAGCTTTCATCTAATATCCTAAAACGAGGTCAGAATGACAAGGTTGTACCAAGTACAATTACGGCAAAAGCTTATTATCGAGATGGTGACAGTGCTGCAAGAACAGCATATTCTGGTAGATGGTATGTGCAGACTTCCACGGATGGCTCTACATTTACAAACGCATTGGTTTCAACTGTAAATGAGCCGAGTAAAAGTTATACTGTTAGCTCACTGGATAGAAGCATTGTGTCTGTTAGATTTATCCTGTATGCAGCAGATGGAACTACAAATCAGCTGGATATGCAATCTGTTCCTGTAGTGATAGATGTGGACGCACTTACCCACGAAGAAATATTTAATCTTCTTACAAATAATGGTTTCATAAAAGGAGTTTATAAAGAGGGTAATCAGTTATATTTTTCATTCACCTATGCAAAAGGCGGAACGTTGAAGCTTGGCGGTCCGAATAATGGATATGGCACCTTTGAGGTGTACGACGCGAATGGAAATATAATAACTCAAATAGATAACTCGGTTGGGTTTAAAAACTTCAAGGGGAAAGAGTGGTTCCAGATAAATGAGTCTGTAGCTACAGCCGGTTACGATTCTTCTCTTGTTCATGGACTTCTTGATTTATCCGCGCAATACTCTGATGGATATTGGACTGTTTTGGAGAGCAAACAAGCTGGTCTTCTTTTAAAAACTGTATCTAGAATGAAAGTGGAGACGACTGGAAGCAGCTCTTTGACTCTCAATGTGCCAAAAATGCCTAAGCTTATAACTGGTAGTAACTTAGGAAAGAATAGCAATGGAGATGTCGGAACAATTGCATCATCCTCTATGCGTTATAAAATTCTCTGGAAAGCCGTAAAGGAAGATGAACTGGAAGAACTCTATAGAATCAAGGTAATCTGGGCGAAGTACAAAGATGGATATCTTATGGAGCAAGACGAACGGTGTGGTAAAGAAATGCCAATGTTTATTGCTGAGGATATTGAGCGCAGGTTCCCGATTGCCGTTGACCATGACGAAAAAGGACGCGCTGAGAACTGGAACTACCGTATTATGATTCCCTGCATGTTCGCCATGTTGAAGAATGAGCATGAGAAAGTCAAAGATTTACAATCTGAGCTTGATTCCGTGAAAGCGGAGCTAGAAGAATTGAAACAACTTATCGAACAACATATTTCAACGGAGGTATAAGACTATGGCAAATAACAATTGGAACAACTACACCGAAAAAAATGCAGCATTAACGGATAAAGATGAGATAATGCTCCGCGACTCCACAGACGGCAAGAACAAAAGGAGCCCATTGAGTAAGATCTGGAATTACATGGTGGATAAGATGGCAACCGCGGTAATTAGTAAACTTGAGACTGATAATAAGACAATCATTGGAGCCATTAACTATTTATATGGCAACTCAAAAACAAAGATTTCCACAATACAAACCGAATACGGATATCTTTACCTAAAAAGGACTATAAATA